TTTTTTTTTTTTTTTTTTTTTTTTTTTTTTTTTTTTTTTTTTTTTTTTTTTTTTTCTTGTTAGTTGTTGGTGTTCCTTGCTATTCACCCCTCAACTGTGGCTGTTTTGTTGCCAATCTAAGCAACATCGACCGTAATCAAAGCATCCGCTATACTCCCGCCTATTTTGGGTGGAACATAGGCGCTATTTCCTTTCACATTTTCAGCTTTTCCGTTCTTGCCAACCCTCACCCACCTGTCACAGTAATCAAGACAGGACTGGGCTACACGGGCGTAGACATCGACAAGATCGTCATAATTAACGCTGTACACTTCGTTCAGAAATTCGGAAAATTCGGAGACAGAATGAGTCGGAGTCTTCTCAACTAAACCGGTCACGTTGTCGCGCCCCCCCATTTCTCGCAATTTTGTGCTGCGAGTATCGAGGTAGGGCTTGTCAGAGAGTGCCTCTGACGTTCTTAGCAACAAATCTTTTATACCGGGCACGTGACGATGTTCATAAGCGGCACAGAGATACTTGCCGGCCATGTAATCACGATCATTGACCTGCTGATTCCTATTTGGTCGCAGGTTCAATTTTGCTATCACGCGCCCGAATTGTGGCACGGGACGACAACCAATTGCACTACGCACATACCTCTTGCGGTAAAACGTTGCGTGGTGTCTGCCAATCTGGGGGACTACCTCGGCTTTCATACCACTAGCCTTAGTAACCGCGTCAATCCCAGCTTTGAACTCCTCAGGGTCACCCTCAATGTACCCAAGGTAATCGTCCCCTCCATGAATGTTAGTACTGCGCGTTATTTCGGCTCGCTCCAGCGAAGCCTGTATTTGCGCCATGCTCACATAAGAATTTCCAGTGGTCGTGGTGGTCTCACCAGACCACCTCTGACCATCAACGTCTCCGGCCACACCATATCGGGTCCAGACACGCACCTTTGTAGTCTTTGCGAACTCACGTACAAACCAATCAGGAGCACCTAATTTTCTATAGAACATCGCTTCATACTTGCGAAATTCCTTCGATTGACTCCCATCATTGTTCTTCATGTCGCTCTCAATTGGATCACCACCGCTACTCTCCATAATGTCACCCAACTCCTCACCACTAACGCCACAGGCATAAATAACACGATTGCCTGTATTGAGTGGATTACGGAGGGAAAACACTTCTTTCATCCTGTTGTTAAGTTCCATCACAACAGGACCCGTCAAAGCATTATACAAATCGGTTCCCTGATATATAATGCGCGGTTGAGCCCGGTGTTCCTTCAAGAGCACTTCTTGCTTCGCGAACACATGTTTTGTCCCCATGTCACTACGCCATTCATCACCATCCAACGCTTCCAACAAACGCTGCGCTTTACTGCCA